CGGAGAAAGAGAATCTCGTGGGCATGCCACTAGTCACCGATTTGGTGCTGGTTTGTTAAATAGGGGTCAACCCTAGAACAACCAGATCTACCAAACGGTGTGGTATGCTCCGCAAGGGGCGTTAACCCCCGACCGCGGTTTACACCGCGGAACTCATCCTCAGCTTGATCTTGACGGCATGAGGGCGTCCAGCACGCTCAAGGTGCCTAGGGTCAAACGAGGGCTCATCGCCCTGCTTGAGTAGGTACTTGAGTAGGGCACCTCTCCCGTCCAGCCTGTCGGCTGGAGAGGTTGAGGATTCTACAAAGCCCTTGACTAGGGGGCGATGTAGATATTTGTCATGGTCCTCGGCTAGATAACCGAGAAAACTATGACGACCCAGAACGGGTGACGTAGGCAGTACAGTCGGAAAGAATTTTATTACTTTCCGAATGTACCCGTCAAGCCATCGCACCGTACTCCAGTAACCAGCATAGTATAGCTGGTTACGTAAGGAGACGATGGAAATGACCTCCGTCGCGTGCTGCTGTGATGTAGGGAATAATTCCCTGACTCGGACAATTGAAACGTCCTCGCCAGAGTAATACTCCTTACCACAAGACTCTCTGAACTTTCCAGTCCAGAATGACTTGCGAGAGTTCACTTCAAGACCAAAATCTTGAAGCGAGTCCACCACAGTCTGCACATGGGCTACAGGGACGATAATATCGTCTCCGTAGACCCGCACCCGACCCACAAACTCACGAATGAGTTTGCGGGAAAGGGATGTGTTGAGCGACTTTTCAATCCCCATGAAAACGATGGTAAGAAATACCATCGCTTCAAAAGGAAAGCAAAGCGCTGAACCCATAGACGCGAACTTGGCTAGCCGTTGAATCGGATAACCAGGTACATCAGCCTTCCGAGATCTCGTAGCGTCGATAGCCCTACTCAAATGAGGGGTTCTCGACACGAGAGTTCGTACGAGCTGATTGGAGACCCTATCGGACGCATCGCTCAAATCGAGCGTTGCAAGTTCCCCTCTCAGGGAACCTTCTTGGGCCATGAGCTGATTAGGCTCTTGGTCCTCGAATCCGAGGAAGTGCGGAAGGAAGTCATCCCTTCTGCGTCCCTTCATCTTCTCCCTTTCGGGATGGATGAGGGCTTCCAAGATCACTCTAAGGATACCTTGCTGCATGTACATCATGTAGCTAGGCTCCATAGCGATGATCCTTGGTGTCTTCTGCGTCTTAGGAACCGAGACCACCTTGACGGGGATCTCGGAACCGGGTTCGAGGTAGTTAATATCGTCAGCACTATCGATAAATCGATAGTTCGGAAGGAGATAATCCATTGCTGGAAAATAACCTTCCAGACGATCGGTCCACGTCGACAACAAATATTTGGCGTTTCCACGCCTTCTATCTGCCGTTGACCCAGGACCGTGTTTTGGAAATACGTTCCCTTCGTAGATATCTCTATCTGCGTAAGAAAACGCATCCCGAAACAAAAGAGACGATACTCTCAAGAACGAGTCATAATCTGACTCGGTCCTTCGAGCATCGTACTCCTTAACTACCTGCTCACACTCGACATAGTTACGCATCGCACGACGAACCCTTGTATCACTACAAGGGATCGCAATCTTTCCAAACATCAGCGTTAGCTGACGAATGGATCGAATTGAGTCGATGCATGGCTCGTCGAGCAACACACCACTATCGCGGTCAAACACACGATCGAGGAAACCTCCGAATAAACGGGGGAGACCTGCTTGCCACTTAAAAGAAGTGAACAAGTCGCGATCGACCTTACCAAGAGCAAGGGCCGTTTCGAAGTCCTTGCCAAAGGAAGGTAGGCTTATCGTCAGAAACGATAAGCCCTCATGTTTGACACGACACTCGATTGTTTTGCAATCGAGGGTGGCGTCCGTGCAGCAGATCCTAGCGCACTCGTGCGCTAGTTTCTTGTGGAGAAGCATCAGGCTTTTCAATGGTCCCTCCAATAATTGGGGGTGTTCCATTCCTTAGCCTAGTGCTTACGAGGATTAGGCCCTTCCTACTTTTTAATAGGAAGTATGCCTAACCAACAGCCAACGTAGTGTGCCAGATCTCGGACATGGATGAGGGAGCGTTTTATACGACGCTGTCCATCCTGTTTCCGTGATCGTTTCCAAGAGGTCATTTCAAACCTCCTGGGGCACAATACGACGCAAGGTCAGGAAAGTATACGTAAAGAACGTATACTACGATGGATATTACGAGGCCGATCAAGGATTTCTCCTTGACGACATCGCTTGTCCTTCGCCCTGAACCTCTGACCCTTCGGTCAGCTCTCACCTTGGAGAACCTTGGTGATGATTGCGTTCGAAGAGGCGGCTAGCTGGGCATTAAAGCCCACCCAGATCGCCTGAGCCTCGGCAACCGAGAAGCCAACAGTGGGAAGGTCCACGACGGTATAAACAGACATACCGACGCGAACATTCTCCGCTGGCTTAAACGGATCCGCGGTGATCTTCGATTGGTCGACCCGGGCCACACGACGAACTCTCGACTTCCCGTAGGAAGACGAGAAAATCTCGTGTGTCAGGCCATCAGCCGACGTGTACTCTCCCAGATTCGTGCCCCGCGTTGTAAGCGGGAGCGAAATGGCAGAGCCACCTGACGGCGTAATGGACTGCGGATCGGTGAGCGCCATAGGCGTTCTCCTGTTCTCTCTGTAAGCCTATTTACATAGACCGACAGAGTTGGTGACGGACAGTACAACAACTGTTCTAGCCACGTCGCGAAATACCCAACGCGGCGAGAATGGAGTACTGGAGTGAAGATAAACCACTCCAAGAAACTCCAAATCCGAAGGGGTTAGCCGGGATCCTCTTCTTGGTTTCTGTAACAAGAACCAATGGAGGAGCCTGTAGGTCGGGATATCCAACAATACCGGATTTCCCTACTAGGTAGTAGGTATCTTGACGGACACTATGTTCCATCATATACCCGTACCGCATAACCAGACCATTTTGGGCAACAGCACTGAGGTTGTGAACAACATCCCCAGCATTAGTTACCCAATCGATGGCCCAACTCCAAGGCGTCAGCTCCCAGACAGTTTCTGGGGTCAGTGGCTGCCCAAAAAGTTTTTGGGC